AAGTAGCAATGTATGATAAGCCTTCAGGGTTGATGACAAGTAAAGCACATGCATGGATTTTTGTTACACCAAGTCAGTATGTGTTTGTAGAACGTGAAAGAATAAAAGATTGCATTATTGAAAACAATTTACAGTTTGTTAATTTTGTTGGTAATGGTGATACAGTAGCTAAAGATGCTTATTTGATTAAAAAAGATTTATTGTTTAAATATGCATACAAAATTGTTAATAATGACTGAAGCACTTAGGAGATTATTTATTGTGAGTGAATCGTTAAGTAGAATATTAAAAAGAGACAAGCCTAAAGCAGATATTGTAGAGAATATGACACGTAGTTTTTTTAAGGGTAGTGACACAGATGAAGCTGTGATAACTATAAAGCCTAACACAATGACACGAAGTCAGGCTCAAAACAGATTGTATTGGATGATAATAGAACAAATACGTAAAGAGACATACAATTCTAAAGATGCTATTCATGACCATTGTCGAGAAGAATTTTTAGAGATACAAACAGAGACAGTTTGCAATAAAGAAAGAACTGTCTTAAAATCTACAACAGAACTAAATACTAAAGAGATGGGTGAGTATATAGATGATGTGATTGTCTTTGCTGAAACTGATTTAGGTATTAAGCTACAACTACCTGATGATTGGAGAGAGTTAATTAGCTAGGACATTTATACATTAATAGATGCTACATTTAGTGCTTACAACCATTTGTGGTATCCATCGTGGAAAGAGTGTCCTAACTAATTGGAGTCGGTATGTGGAGATAAGATGAGAAGAAAACCAAAGCAAGGACTTTACGAAAATATACATGCTAAACGTAAAAGGATAGAGCAGGGTAGTGGTGAAACAATGCGAAGGAAAGGTAACAGCAAAAGACCATCTGCTATGAATTTTAGACGTGCGGCAATGACAGCTAAGAATAGAGGAATCTAATGGCTAGACCAACTAAGTGGAATAAAGAGATAGAAGAGAAAGCTCTTGCTTACATAGATGACTTTGCAATCCATGGTGATATGATTCCAAGTATCGAGGGAATGGCAGAGCATTTAGGTTTAAGCAGAGACACTTTATACTCTTGGGCAAAGGATAAAAACAAGGAGTTTTCGTACATATTAGACAGATGTATGCAAGTTCAGTCGAAAACCCTTGTAAACAATGGTCTAAACAACACATTTAATTCAGCAATAACTAAGCTTGTTTTAGGTAAGCATGGATACCACGATAAGATGGAGCAAGACATAACATCTAGTGATGAATCTATGAAGCCAACAGTCATACAATTAGTTAGTAAGCATGAGCCAAGTAGCTGAAGTTCAATTACCTGATAAATTAATACCAGTCTTTGAAGGCACAGCGAGAATACGTGGTGCTTATGGAGGTCGTGGTAGTGGCAAGACAAGAAGCTTTGCATTAATGACAGCAGTCTTTGGTTATCGTTGGGGCATGTCAGGTGTAAGAGGAACAATACTATGTGGTCGTGAGTTTATGAACTCGTTAGGTGAGTCATCAATGGCTGAGATTAAGTCTGCTATCCTTAGCGTTGATTGGTTAGCTGATTATTATGAGATAGGTGAGAAGTTTATTAGGTCAAAGGATGGCAATATAACTTACACATTCGCAGGACTAAGACGTTCACTTGATAGTATCAAATCACAGTCACGCATCCTCATAGCTTGGGTAGATGAGGCTGAGTCTGTTAGTGGTAGAGCATGGGATTTGTTGATGCCTACAGTACGTGAAGAAGATAAGAGTATTGGCTTTAACTCGGAGGTATGGATAACATGGAATCCTGAGTCAAAGTATAGTGCAACACATGAAAGGTTTAGAGATAGCTTTCCTTCAGACTCTAAGATAGTTAGTATGCAATGGCAGGACAATCCATGGTTTCCAACAGTCCTTGATGAGCAAAGGCTTGAAGATAAAGAGAAACGTCCTGAGTCATACGAACATATTTGGGAAGGCGGCTTTTTAATATTCTCAGAGGGTGCATATTATTCTGCTGAATTACGCAGAGCCAAAGATGAAAATAGAATTACAAAGGTTAGCTATGACAGAGCCAAAGGTGTAGTTACAAGTTGGGATTTAGGAATAGGTGACAGCACATCAATAGTCTTTGCACAATTCATAGGAGCTGAAATACATATTATTGATTACTATGAAGGCTCAGGTGTAGGACTAGAACATTACGTTAAGGTATTGCAAGACAAAGGTTATGTCTACGACCAACACGTTCTGCCACATGATGTTAGAGTTAGGGAATTAGGCACAGGTAAGAGTAGAATGGAGATGCTTGAAGACTTGGGCATTAGCAACATTGAGATAGCACCATCATTATTAATTGACGATGGCATACAACAAGTCAGAACAATGCTAGACAAATGCTATTTCGATGAGGTATCATGTGAGAAACTTATCGATTCCTTACAGGCTTATAGCAGAGAGTGGGATGATAATGGTAAGACTTGGAGGATGAGACCAAGACACGATTGGAGTTCACATGGTGCAGATGCTACAAGGTATCTTGCAATAGGCTACAAGCCTTTCAATGAGAACTGGGATAAACCATTAAGGAGAAACTTGCAAGGAGTAGTATGAGTGGTTTGTTGTCTGATATATGGCAAGGTGCTAAAGAAACATTTGGTGGATTACTAGACGTAGACCCTGAGTTACAAGCAAGAAGAGATGCTGAAGCTAAAGCGTTGTATGATGCTAGAGCAGAAAGTCCATTCTTTCAAATGCTTGGTTGGGGTGAAGGCAATGATGACAGAGAAGGCAATGCATTACAAAACTTCTTGCCAAGTATTGGTGGCATGTATCGTGATTCAGCACAAGCAATAACAAACCCTGCTGTAACTGCTGAAGGTATAACTAATTTAGTAGCAGGTGGTGTACTTAATTTAACACCAGTAGGTGATATGCTAGGTGAAGACGTTGGTGAAGCACAACGTGAAATGGCTAGTGAGTTTGGTAATTACCTTAAAACATCCTATGGCACTTGGGATGGATTCAAAGAAGAGTTCCGTAAAAACCCTGCTGAAGTATTGTCAATGATTGCAGGTGCAGGTTTTGCTGTTAAAGGTGTAGCAGATGTAGCTACTAATCCTGCTGTTCAACAAAGATTTATGGCTGAAATGGATGGCATGGTTGATGCGGCTAACGCAGGACTTATGACACCATTGACTGTATGGCATGGGTCACCTTACAACTTCAAACGATTTAGCACAGACAAAATGGGTAGTGGTGAAGGCGCACAGGCTTATGGGTGGGGTGTGTATCATGCTGAAAACAGAGATGTTGCTAAAGAATATGAATACAAAAAAGGAGTAAACGACAAGTCATACGAGCTATACGAAAAAGAAGTGATTAAGCGTATGGATAAAGCTTTAGAGCAAAGAGATTACATTAAAGCTGAAATGTATGAAAATGCAGGTTTACATGGTAGTCCTGAGTTTAGCTTACAAAATATGTTAGATGGTTACAAGGACAAACCTGAGATACATGACAAGATAAAAGCTGACCATGCTGAATGGCAAAAGCTATTTGTAAAACAAGATTTTGGTAGATATAAAGTTGATTTGCCTGACCAAGCAATTGGCACAATGCTCAACGATGACATACCTGTTTATGACCAACCTAAAGTAGTACAAGACTTTTTGAGAAAAGAGCATGGTGCTTACATGGATTTAGTAGATGAATGGAAGCCATTGCAAAAAAGAAAAGATGAAATCAATGCACAATTAACTACTGATTTTGCTGACAATGAAGTAGTAGGTATATTAGGTGGGAAGCCAATTAACACAGATAAGTTAATGGCAGAACGTGATAGCATTACTAATGAATTACGCAGACTGCAATTAGAGATAGATGGCTTAGGTCGTGGCACAGCACCTACACCAACAGATGGCTCAAGCATTTATGGTTATTTAGTAGAAAGAGAGATAGCTGAAAATGGAATACCTAAAGAAGCATTAACGTCAGATAGACCACAAAGTGCAGTAGAAAAAATAGTCTCGTTACGATTACATGCAAATGGTGTAATGGGTAGACAATACTTTGATGGTGATTCACGTGGGTTGTCAGACACAGAAAGAAAAACAAGAAATTATGTAACCTTCAATGCAGACACGTCAAAAATATTAGAAAACAAAGGTGTGGCTGTCGATAATACAAAACGAGACGTATCGTCTATTCCAATTGGTGATGTAGATATAAGATACTCAGGTGGTAAAGATAAAAACTCAGCACGTGTAGGTGATTTAGCAAACATAAGTGGTGGAATATTAGACCAATATGGTCGTACAGTTGTAGGTGAAAACCTTATTACTGCACCTACTAAATCAATACAAGATTATGAAGGTAGACCATTTGTTGCTAGTCAATCAGATACTACAAAAGCAGGTGGTATTCTTACACACGTTGATGGTCAGCCATTAAATAAGCCTGTTGGTTTGTTAGGTGGACAAGATTATATGTTTTTACCTGAAAGTTATAAGCGAGGATTGTTATGGGCATCAGCAGAAGAACCTATTGATAAGCTAATTAGTCAAGCTAAACTTGCTAGAGATACATTTGGTGAAGACCCTATATACTTACCATTTGCGATGAAACCAACTGGCATGGACTTTAGTAAACAAGTTACAGATACAATGTTACAGTCTGCTCTTGCTAAATTAGACAGCAAACAATTAGATGAATTAGATAAATTGATACGCACTACCTCAACAGATAAAGAAACAGGAGCAAAAGTAAACTTAAACTGGAAAGGCATACGTTCAGAAAACCCATTAGATGGAACGACAGGTGGAGAAAGAAAAGAAATCAACAGAATTATTGATGTTAACTTTAGAGCAAAAGGTAAGAACGATGGCACAATAACTTTACCACAAGCTAGGTTAGCAAATGCAGATGAGTTTCAATTAAACAAAGAACCTTTGACAATACAAAACGTTGGTGAAGTAAACATGAGTGAAATGAAATCAGATGTTTCAGGTCATCCTACTTACCCTTATGCATTGCGTGGACAAGGTCAAGCAAGAATTAAAGAAGATTTAAGCATTTTAGATTTGTTTGACAACACTAAAGCTAAAGATAGCAAAGGCAGAGAGTTGCCAATGACACGTCAAAACTTTGACGATAAAGATTATAGAAGAACTACAATGCAATATCCACCAATTGGTTTGTTAACACATGACAGATTGATGAAGCTTGAAAAACAAGGGTTACTATAAAAAACAATGATATACTATTGCTAAATTAAACAGGAGAAGCCATGTACGGTGACAACAAAGGCATATTAAGTTTATTAGAACAGTTTACAAATAATAACAAAGGTGCAGTATCAAATAACGAATATAAGTCTTTTATGGATACTGATACAGGTACAGAACATCACATTGCAAAAGTTCCTACACGAAATGCCGGTGCAATGTCCGACACAGAAATCAATGCTTATGGACAAAATGTTGCACCACTTAATGTAAAAGACTTACAAGAAAAATTTTCAAAGATACTTGGTGCTATATCACAACAAGAACAAGCTCAAGTGATAAATGCTTTTTCAAGAACTGACGATGATGGTAAAATAAATCTGATGCAAATGATTGTAGCTAATCCAGCTATGGCAACAGGATATGGTATACAAGATGAAATGCCTGTAAACAATTTAGGATTTTAATATGGCTTTATCTAATTACACAGAACTAAAAGCTTCTATTGCTGACTTTCTTAACAGGGATGACCTTACAGCAGTAATACCTGACTTTATTACATTAGCAGAGTCACAAATTAATAGAGACATAAGACATATGAAGATGGAGGCTCGTGCAAGTGGTCAGCAAGATGCTGGTGACGAATACATGCAAATACCATCTGATTGGATGGAAACAATAAGATTGCATTTAACTGGCACAGGAACGACCGTAGTTAATTTAATATCACGTGATGCAATGGCAGATAAAAGGGCAGCTAATGAGGATGCTTCAGGCACACCTATAGCTTACACACACGCTGATAGTCAGTTTCAATTTTATCCAACACCAAATGCAACAATAGATTTTGAATTACTTTATTACCAAAAAGTACCAGCTTTAAGTAGTAGCAATTCAGATAACTGGCTTTTACTAGAAGCACCTGATGTATATCTCTACGGAGCATTAATACATTCAGCAGCATATCTAGCAGAAGACAACAGGGTAGCTGTATGGGCGCAGATGTATGGTGCAGCAATACAGCGATTAAACGAAGTCTCCGACAATGCACGTTATAGTGGGTCAGGCTTAACAATGAAAGTGAGAGGATTAGTATGAGCTTTACAAACTTTTTAGAAACAGAAATACTAGACCACGTATTTGCTGGTGCAGCTTACACAGCGCCATCAACTTTATACTTAGGTTTATTTACAGCAGCTCCGGGCGAAGCTGGTGGTGGTACAGAGTTGTCAGGTAGTGGTTATGTAAGAAAAGCTATTACATTTACAACTTCAGGTGACACGACTAGCAATAACGCAGCAGTAGAATTTCCAACTGCAACAGGTTCTTGGGGTACAGTCACACACGTTGGAGTATTTGATGCATCGACATCAGGTAATCTTATGGTGTATGCAACCTTATCGGCTAGTAAAGCAGTAGCATCAGGAGATGTGTTTCGTGTACCATCAGGTGATTTAGATATTACATTGAACTAGGCTAACTTCAAATGAAGTATGGTCAATATAAATTTAATAGAGGTAAATACTCTACTGCTGATTTAGAAGAAGGCGCATCCACAGTATCAGTTACATCAGGTGTAGCTAATGTAAATGCAATTAGAGTAAGAACGTCAGGTGCGTTATCAGCAGGTGTGACTGTTGTTACTACAGTTGCTAATTTAACATCGGTTGGTGCTAGTACAATAACCGCAACAAGTTCTTCTACTTGTGCATCAGAAAAAATATCTCTTGGCTCTGCTACAGCTACTGTATCTAGTTCTACAACTGCTACAGGTGAAAGAATACATTTAGCTAATGCTACGGATTCTTACGGTATTTACGGTATCTCTGATATTGATGCTGACTCAGAGTTAATTATGTTAGCAAGTGCAACAATGACCAGCACTTCTAGTATATCTACCCCACGAGGCGGTTTTACACATACAGCAGATATTAATGATGTTAATACAAGTTCAGCTATAGTAGCATCAGGTCGTAAAAAATGGGAACTTATAGGAGAGGGGTCAGAAACATGGACACCAATAGCTGCATAACATGCCACTAATACCACTACAATTACCACCGGGTGTTTACAAAAACGGTACAGATTTTGAATCATCTAATAGATGGAGAGATTCTAACCTTGTGAGATGGCACAAAAACTCTTTACGACCTGTTGGTGGATGGGATACACGTAAGGCAAATGCTGCTGCATCTGTGCCAAGAGGTTTACATGCGTGGGTAGATAACACAAATGGTTCGGCATTAGCATTAGGAACACACAATAAACTTTATTATATTAATGCTTCTAGTACAGTTTCAGACATTACACCAAGTGGTTTAACTGCTGGTGATGTTAATGCTAGTGTTAATGTAGCTTATGGTGGCGGTTTTTGGAATAATGGTATATATGGTATTACACGACCAAACACAGGTATTTATCAAGAAGCTACGACATGGGCATTAGATAACTTTGGTCAAAACTTGTTAGCTTGTTCATCTAAAGATGGAAAAATATACGAGTGGGCATTAAATACATCAGTATTGCCTACAGCTTTAACAAATGCACCAGTTAGCAATAATTCAATTGTAGTAACAGAAGAACGTTTTGTGTTTGCTTTAGGTGCTGGTGGTAATCCACGTAAAGTGCAATGGTGTGACAGAGAAGCAAATACGGTGTGGAGTCCTGCGGCAACAAACGAGGCTGGTGATTTTGAGCTAGTCACAACTGGTCAAATTATGTGTGGTGTCAGAATGCGTGGTACTACGTTAATCCTGACAGATACAGATGCACACTTAGCAACGTATTCAGGTGCGCCATTTGTATATGGTTTTGAAAGAGTAGGAACAGCTTGTGGTGTTGCATCAAGAAAGGCGGCAGTAGCTATCGACCAAGGTGCGTTTTGGCTAGGTGCTAACGGTTTCTTTATATTCGATGGAAGTGTAGCAAAAGAATTACCTTGCGATGTACATGATTTAGTGTTTGGTAATATTTCAAACAGTCAAATAAGCAAAGCTTACGCTGTACATAACTCAGAGCATAGTGAAATATGGTGGTTTTACACATCAGAAAACTCTACTGAAAATGACAAATATGTTACATATGATTACATGGAAGGTCATTGGGCGGTTGGTACAATAGATAGAACAGCAGCAGTTGATAGAGGTGTGTTTGACAATCCAATATGGGCAGATGCTAGTGGTAACTTATATAATCATGAATATGGCTTTTCTCATGGTTCATATACACCTTATGCTGAGTCAGGGTCAATATCTCTTGGCAATGGTGACCAAATTATGAAAGTAACTAAATTAATACCTGACGAATTGACTCAGGGTGATGTTAAGGTATCATTTAAAACAAGA